TAATTGTAAAAAGCCAGACTCTGTTGTTGGAAAACTAGCGTAAGGAGTTGTAGTATCAAAAACCAATGGAACATGTGCCACTACAACATGTCCAGAGGTTGCTGTCAATGAGGTTTCACAAGTCATTCGAACACCCCATGAAACAACCCTATACGCAGAAGCCAAATTCTGCATTGGTGTGACTTGCGCGACGGTGTTGGCAGTTCCCCCCGCCCAAGTGACAGTGCCTCCAGTTGTATTAGCTGGGCCAAAGGCATAGTCATTGATTAGAGGTAAGAATGCGGCAGAAGTATAACCTCCTGAATTGGTGGTTAACTCTATCGAATTCCTCAACACCGCAGTTGCGGTTGGATAGCCAAAGTTATCATAAGAACGGACACCTTCGGCTTCAATCATGAAAGGATTAACTCGACTAATGGCGAGTTGACTGATTCTCGGAATCATTCCCTTGCGGGCTCTTTTTCTTCGCGTTCTCCTACCTCGTCTCCTACCCAAACGTGCCATTGAAACCACGGCCAATTCTTGTGCCAGGTTACGATTTTTCTTCTTGTTCCTTCTAGTCATATTAACGATATTTAATTGGTGCCGGCACACAATCAAATTATGGAAAACATGCAACAAAAAAGCCAAAAGCAAAGACCGCTGACCAATAACAAAGAAAAGAAAATGAAGGAAAACATGAATTAAGCTACCAGTTAGGAAAGTCTCCACAGCACCAAAACAAACAGAGAACCACCAGGGTAAGAAAAACTTTAACAACTCTTCGAAAAGAGGAATCAATACGAAACCAGGTGAACTGGAGTCATTAATTTCAAACCCAGAATTTTCCATGGGTAAAGCCCAATCAATTTCTATCATCCTCAAAGCCGCCACAGATTGCACACGGATGGGGAAGTCACGAGAAAGTTCAATCTCCAACTCATCGAGATCCGTACGTAGTATGTCATAACGTTGACACATAAAATCATATGTGTCATCACAGATTGTGCGAGAATGGTTAGAATACTCATTATATTCCTGATAAAACGCCTCAACAGAATTCCTTCTAGAAACGTATAGAGGGTGGCGGTACAACCCTCTAATACCTGGAACATTAATCAGAGAACATTCCAGTCCTTTAAGAATCCCGACGAACTGGTCTTTAATCTGATCATCATTATAATGCATATTCTTGCACCAAAATGTCTTCGCCAACAATTTCCCAGGTTTTGGGGTCAAAATTGAACCCTCAACATAAGGAAGGAAAATAGAAGAACAAAATTCAGAATGATAAATATCATTAACCGAATATTTAACAAGGAATCCATTATCTTTCATGACAGACACTACGTGCTCTGGCTCAAACGTACAACGTGTGAAAGGAACTGCATCATCACCTTTCGCCAACAGAGCAACTAATGAGTCACCAAACACATTAAGATAAGTGTTAATAGTGACTATAGTGTTACCAATCAAGGTAGCTGATCTCCCTGAACATCTTATTCCCGAAATTTTAGCAAAGAACCCACTTCTGGTTCTGACGTTTATGTTAGAGATATCCAACAATTCTCTATCAACAACTGCCTTCGAAACCCCACACAACAAGAAAAATCTTGCCAACATCAATAAAACTTCCTTACGTTGGGAGGAATCAAATGATGTGAAATCACCTGTTCCTATTTCACAATCAGCATATTGATCAAAGAAATCACCAATCTCGTTGGCATCTCCGTGAATTGGAAAAAGAATAAAAGGAGGTAAACAGGAGTATAACAATTCACCTAAAGGAACCAACCAACGGCCTATCTGGAAGTTAAACTCCACAGAAGATGAAATAACTGGCCTAGGATATTTGGGTTCAGGATTAGCTTCTTTCTTAGGAAAAACACTACTACTATTCCAATCAGAGATG